ATAGGTTGTCACCATGCCGTGGTAGTCGCTGGCAAACGAATCGTCACCGTCAAATACTGACGCAAGTTCTATACCAAAATGAGTAGACGCTTCATCACGCCACTGCCGGCGTAGTTCATCAGTCGGAACAATAACAATAATGCGATCTATCGCCCCAGAGTTAAATAGTGTATAGGCAACGTAGAGAGCAAAGAATGTCTTCCCTGCCCCCGGGGTAGCATTGATGAGCACGTTGACAGCATCCTCCGCCCTGCGTCTCATATATACGTCAAAAGCATCTGCCTGCCACTCTCTAAGCGGACTCTCTAAGCGGTAGATCCAATTCCTTAAGGGAACTGTATCTGTCCGATTTCAATCTGTTGCATTCACCGCAAAGAACTTGCCCATTTTCCAGCGACGTTTCACCGCCCCTACTAAATGGGACTACATGATCAGCATGAAAAACCCCATGCAATCCCATGTGGCAAATTTGGCACTTCCCATTCGCCTTGTAGTACAAATCCCACCGCTCGTCCTCGGTAA